AAATTGGCCACACAACCAGCCTAACAACTGTTAGGGAAAGTACCAAGCCGCCTCCGGGCGGCTTTTTTGCGTCCGGGTGTTGACAAAGTAAAGAGATGTGGTATTCTCTGGGTCCTGAAAACAAATTGGAGTATGAGATGGCGTTTGGAAAACACCCCGCTTTAGTTGATCAACACAACTACGGCCAGTTGCAGTGCAAGTGCGGAAGCGGCTACCTGCACCAAGTCAATGTCACGATCTTTGAGCGTAGCGAAGACGCAGACACCACCACGGTGATCGCCCAAGACGGAAAGACTGTTCAGGTCACCGACTTCCCCAACCAAGATACCTGCAACCCAAGCCCCCGCCGACATGGTCTGATCATCGAGTTCGACTGCGAAGACTGCGGTGTCTCGAACAACACCTTCCCCGGCGCTTCATTGCAACGCCTTGCAATCTTCCAGCACAAGGGCGGCACATTCATGGAGTGGCTTGACTGATGGCTAATACTCCCGAGGCCAAGGTCAAGGCCAAGATCAAGACCATCCTGAAAGAACACAACGTCTACTACGCTATGCCAATCGGCAGTGGCTACGGCAACGCTGGCGTACCCGACTTCCTGTGCTGTGTGAACGGCTACTTTGTGGCGATCGAGGCCAAGGCAGGTAAGGGTCAGGCGACTGCACTGCAACTCAAAAACCTCGACCAAGTCCACAAAGCAGGTGGGTACGCTTGCATCATCAACGAGACCAACCTTGACTACCTGAAGGAAGTCATTGCCGAGTGCAAGGAGAGAACAAAATGACAGTCTCCCGCAATGAGTTGCTCAAGCATCTACTGCCTGTGCTGGACAAGGTGTTTGGGGACGAGTACAGCAAGCACATGGTTACCGAGTATGTGAAGCGTTGCAGGTACGGCAAGTACAGCATCTACCGCTGGGACTACGAAACCGGTAAACGCCGAAGCACCACCCTTGCCCGAGGGCTCGACAAGGAAACAGCCGAGGGAATGATGAAACTTTGTCCCCAGCCGAGCGGCTACCAAGGTTTGCACAGCGGTGGTCGGGTGGTCGAGCAGGGCTTTGAACTCCTCGTCCGTCTTGGCAAAGGCAAAGGTCAGCTTACCCGTGGCGGGGCTCTTCTTCATCGGGGGCTCGACACCCATCTCGCGGAGCAGGTCGGCAAACTGAGGATTGCTCATCAGCGTATCCTTGTCGAAGTTCCTGAGCAGTTCTTCCTTGCGGTTACGCTCGTTCTCCAAGTGACCGCGAAGCATCGCCTCGTCCAGTCGCAACACAGGGTCGGTGAACATGCGGATGGTCAGGTCGATCAGGCGCAACTCAGTCTTGGGGAACCCCCGGCTCATGTGGCCGAACAGGTCCCACGTCAGCGTCACGTCATTCTTGCAGTACGATCCGTAGTCGGCTAACTCCTCGGGCCTGAAGTCCTTGCGGAAGTAGTTGATGTACTGCTTGACCTGCTCCCCCTTGACCCCGATGCCGTAGTGCTCGGCCAACACCGCGAGACTGCCGCCTACGTTGGTACCGTGAAGCGCTCGTCCCATGCTCAGCGTATCCAACCAACCCTTGGGTTTGATGCCAAACTTGTCCGACATGATGAACCCATCGAACACAGCGTTGTGCGCCAGCGCAAGAGAGTTCCCCCAATCAAACCGCTTGAGGAACGTGGCGGTCTCGGTCATCGAACCGCTGAACCACTCGGGCTCACCGTCATTGACCTGCACCGCTACGCCGATCACCTCAAAGCGTGGGTCTCGTACGTATTCTTCGGTAGTCTGAGTTCTGAACCCAAGGTCACCGCCATACGCAGATTCAAAGTCGATCGTGATGATGTTCATTTGAAGCTGTACCGATCTTTAGTGTTGTACTTGAGGGTTTCAATGTCTTCCTCAGTCAGAGTTTGTTTGCCGATTTTTAAGCTCGCTGTTGAGGGGTTCGTAGCGGAGTTCGTAAAGTACCCGCCTGTACCCGTTGTGAGGGTGTTCGCATAAGCCCCGCCGATCACCCCTTGAGCGTACTCTTTCATCTGGTCTTGCATCTCGTCCCTCAGCAGAGTCTGCACTACGCTGTAATCAAACTCCTTGCGGCGCACAGCTTTCAGTGCCTCGTGGATTGCACCCTTCTCCTGCTCGGTCAGCACCTCGCGGAACTTATCTTTGAAAATGAAGCGCCACTTATCGGCCTCGTTGAAGAACTCCTCTGGGTTGGTCTCCATGCGATTGATGAGGGTCTCAACCCCTGTTGAAAATTCAGACATTGTTGTTTCCTTAATAGAGTGATCGTGGGTCTACGTAGCCGGACATTGTTTGATCCCGCGCTTGTCGTGCGGCGTACTGGGCCTGTATGGTGTTAAGTTGTGCTGTCAAGTAGGCTTGCTGGATGGGGCTCTGTGTTTGCGCGGCGAAACCCCATCGGTCTTTCGGGGTTGGGTTAAGCACTTCCTTGGTAATGAGGTTCAGCAGTTCGCGGCGCTTTTGGTTCTTCTTGAACTTGGCCCACTCTTTTGCCAGCACCTTGCGCTCGACCCATGTTAGTCCGTCTCTGGCTTGGGCCAAGTCTCTCCACATTGTGCCGTGGTCAAAGTCATCGGGCCGCTCGTGCAACCGGGTGATCATGATACGCACTTCCTGTGCGCAAAAACGAATTAAAATTTCTCGATCATTGTGGTTCCTTCAAAAGTTTCATCATCCCCTCGGCGGTCTCTTTGTCGAGCCCTTTGGCAAGGGTGGTGCTCCGGCGTTCGCCGTTGCCGTTGTCGTAGTCCCAGCGGTAGATGCTGTACTTACCGTACCTGCTACGCTTGCTGTATTCGGGGGCCCTGTGTTTTGCGTACGCAATCCCAAATAATTTTTCCAGTCCGGGCAGTAGTTCTTTGAGGACTTGAGCGCGGGATAGAGCCATTACTTTGTTCTCTCCATGCACTCGGCGATGACTGCCTTCAGGTAGTCAAGGTTGGTTTCGTTGATGATGCAGGTGTACCCACCCGATGCGTTGATGTCCCGCAGGTTCTTAAGTTGCAGTGCTGTTGCCTGACCCTTACCCGCCTTGGCTTCAATCGCCACAAAGTAGCCGTTCACACAGCACAGGAAGTCAGGCACACCAGCGTTACCGTAGCCACTGCCGATGGGCATGGCGTAGTAGATGTTGTGTTCTTTCAGGATGGCCTTGATCTTGGCCTTGACCTTGGCTTCAGGCGTGGTCGCCATAAATCATGCTCCTCCAAACTGAAACTGAGGGCATGTGGTTGTGCGACTTGGTCGGCGTGGTGTACCCTTGATGCTCAACCCAACCCAGCGACTTGAGTGCGCGGACACCTGACACCCACACGTTGGGGTGTAGTTCTTTGGGGCGAAACAAAAGGTTTTTACCGCAGTGCTCTCGGAACTCGTCTCCAAGAACAACGGGCTTTGATGTCAGCAGTTGCTCTGCTAATTCTAAGTACCGCTCGACAAACTCGGGGTTCGACTTGTTGGCTTTTTCCCAGCACTTGTCGGCGAGTGCCAGAGCGTTCTCCATACGGGGTGTCATCTCATACTCCAATTTGTTTTCAGGGCTCAGAGAATAACACATCTCTTTACTTTGTCAACACCCAGACACAAAAAAGCCGCCCGAAGGCGGCTCAGTATTTTCCCTAACAAATGTTAGGATTGTTTTGGTGGGTACTTGGACTCCATCTCGATCAGCAGGTCGATCTCGTGCTTGATCTTGTGCAGGTCATCGAATCGTTTTTCCACCGGCTTCTCACGCCAGCGGGTGATGCGCTTGACGACACACCCCTCAAGGAAGTTCAAGCCGTTCGCGGAAATGTACTCGACTGGCTGAATTGGCTTGTCCTTGTAGTGGCTACCCGCAACCTGAACGTCCAACGCGCTCGGCTCCATCGTGATTGGAATCTCTATCTCCATCGCCTTCTCGATGCTGTTGTCAGATGTGGATACATGGGTAACCACCCAGTTTTGTCTCGGCTCAGCCTTCTTCTTGTCCATGTTGCGCTTGACCATGTACACGACTTGGTACTTGAGGCCCATCGCCTTGGCGGCTTCGGGCGCGGTCTTGCCGGGGTTCTTGGTGAAGTAGTCACGGATTCGTTGTGCTTGGGTAATTTTCTTAGCCATTGATTTCTCCTTGGGTTTGGCTTTTAACGTACGCGGTAAGAACTTCTCTCATTTTCACTTGCTTGGAGTGAGGGTAATGCTGTTCAAAAAAGTCCAGCACTTCTCTCGGTAATCGCAAGCTCGTGCAGTCAAGGGCGGGTTTCTTACCGGGTCCCCGCCCCTTACGTTTCTTTATGGGTTTGAGTTCTTCAATTCCAGTGGTCATTTCGTTTTACTCCTTTTTGCATCTGGTCGTGGGCAATTTTCTGGGGGCACAACTACGCACCATACGGCACTGGGCATGCCTGTCCCACCGTAGTGTGTCCATCTGTCGATATAGGCATCGGGCATGTTCTTGAGCATGCGGCGGATGTTCACAGGTTCTTTGTTCAGGTTGTTGGCAATCGTGCCTACATCCATCCCGTCAGGGTTCTCTCTGAGCAGTGAGCGCACAGAGTGTGTTGCGTTGGTTCTCATTACTTCTCGTGTTTGTTGGGTGAGGGTTTCACATTGGGTTGGGCGCGGCTGAAGACGCCGAACTGTTTGTACGCAACTACGGCCAGCTCTTTTTCTGTTTTGCTCAGGTTTTGTATAGTGCCCGACATCTTACCTACAACTCGTTGGGATTCAACAAAGTCGGTGGCAATTTGTGAGCCGCTCTTACCATCAGCACCCTTGGCGCGGAAGGTGTGGTCTTCGTAAAAGATACTGGGTCGTGGGTCTTCGTGCCAGTGGAACGGCGAGTTGGGGTGGCAGTTACATTCCATTTTTCTCTTTCAGTTTGTCTTCTACAGCTTGCATCCATTCATACGTTGGTAGGGTATAGATTCGCGCTCTTTCAACAGGTGTCAGCCCCACCCACTCACGCTTGGCAATGGTTGCGGCTACGGCCTCTTTGCGCATGGCGGCTTCGCGCTCGATGCGGTTGAACTCCTCGTCTTCTTCTGTCATGTGTGCTCCTTAATTCTTTGCTTCAATGATGAACTGCTCCACGAATGGTGGCGTTTGTTGTAGTGCAGGGGGATGTTCAGGTTGTGGCCCGTGAACTCTTTGCTGATGTACTCCTCACCGATAATCCTTACGTCAATATCCAGAGTGACCAGCAGGTTAAGCAAGTCGGCTTCGGTGTCGTAGGGAATGATCTTATCCACGTACTTACACCCATTCAGTTGGACGTAGCGTTCGTACACTGTCTGCACAGGCTTTGGCTTACGCCCGTCAATGCTCGGGTCGGTCTGAAGCCCCACGATAAGATAGTCGCAAACGCTCCTAGCCTCGCGCAACATGGCGATGTGTCCAGCGTGTAGCAGGTCAAAACAAGAGCAGGTAAATCCAACCTTCATGCTCTTACTCCTTCGGTAATAACCCATTGGGTCTTTGGTTTGGCTTTGTGAACGCCCCACTTGGTGCGGTCTTTGGGGTGAGGGCAGTCCTCTGGCACATGCACCGCCACCCACACCTTCTCGTACTGACCCCGCCCACCCAAGCGCCAGCGGTCAACATACACATCGGGCATGGCCCTCAAAGAAGTGCGTACGTTAGCTGGGTGCATGTTCAACACTTCGGCAATCTCCAGTGGCGACATGCCGCTCGGCCTTGTGCGTAGCAGTGTGCGGATTCTTTTCTGACGCACAGGGGTCATTTGATAATCCTCATAAAGCCGTTGCACTTGACGCACTTGTAGATGGGCTGACCCGCAACGGGTTCCCAGCGGTGTTTGCACTCAGTCATGCTTGTCCCCTTGCTCGGAAGTCTTTAGCAAATGCCGAGTTAACCATGTCATATTCCTTCAGCAAATCTTCTACCGCCTCACGCTCTGCTGCGGCGACAAGGGCTTCAAATGCTTTGATCGAGTCATTGCCAACAATTGCAAATTCATTTGGTTTGCCATGAATATGGATTGCTCCAGCCTCCCGCGCCATTCGGATAATGTCTTCTCTGCTCACAGTCCCATCTCCTTCAATGCCGCTTGCAGTCCAGCCAAGCCGCCGACACGCTGGCCTTCGATAAAAATCTGTGGCATCTGCCGCACTTCAGGGTGAGCCTTGAGCATCTTCTCAAACTCAAACTCGTCCGTCTGGTCGTGCATCTCGATGTACCCCAGCCCTTTGCTTGCCAGCAGGTTCTTGGCCGTCACGCAGTTCGGGCATCCGTGCTTGGTAAAAATTGTGATGTTCATGTGTTGAGTTCCTTTAATTTGGCTTCGATGGCTCGGGCAAAGTAAAACTGGCTTGTCCAATCGCCACTCATCGTCTGCATTACTTCCGCATCCGTCAGCCCAACCCATTCACGCTTATCGGGTATGTAACAAGGGCCGTCTTTGCGATGAACAATACCCAGCGTAGTTAAGTCCCCGCATACGCACAGCCAATCAGGATTAAATTCGTTAGTCATACGCCCTTTCCTTTCTTTGGGCAGGGCCATGCGGCCCCGAGTGTGTAGGTGATAAACGCTTCAGCGGGTAGGTGTCGGGCGGCGGCTCCGCTGTACAGGTTTTTTGCCACCATGTCCCTGACCTGACCAGCCGTCACGTTGGATGGTGGGCAGTGTTCAATCGTCAGTGTTGCGTCATACACGCCCATGATGAACCCCATGCCAAGACCACGATCAACCGGTATGTCTGAGTTAAGGCGAGTCAGCAAGTCGTTGCCCGTGAAGAACTGCGCGTGTGCACCGCCACAAAGTAGTGCAGTCGTTAAGAGTATGTGTCTCATAGCAATGCTTCTCCTGCGCTCTCGCGCTTTTGTTGCTCGTACTGTTTGATCTGCTCTGGTGTCCACGGCACAGGGCCAGTGGGTGGTGGGAAAGGCCAAGTCATGCGTCCCTCGCTTTCAGCATGGCATCGGCCACTTTGTAGGCCTGTGCAGAGGCCCAAGCAAAGTCATTTTCATGTATGCCGTCAACCATCATTCCTTGCATCGCCTTGGCTGCAAAGTAGTCACGCAAGGTCATGCCATCAGAGTCAGCAATTTGGCTTGTTGGGAAGGCGTGTCCACCTGTTTTCGTATTGCTCATACATCTTCTCCTGAAATCCTTAGCGCGTCATCGGTTATCTCTTGGACATAACGCAGTACATCTTCGAGATCGGCCTTGTGGGTGAATCGTCTGTTCACTTTGTCCCTGATGGTCCACAGTGTGTCGAACGCTTCGTTGCTGTGAATGGCTCGGCGTAACTTGTGCTCGTCATCAGGGTAGTTGAACTCAAGTACCGCTTTCATTTGACACGCCGCATGTTCATCCATGCGGGTTCTTTGTCAGTTACTGGGGGCGGCACGATGGTCTCGCTTGGTGGTGTCCATCCATACTTGCGCCACAGGGTTTGCACATCAGAACCACTGCTCCACTTGAAGTCAGGGTGATTCACGGGTATCCAAGGCATAGTCTTTTTCATTTCGTTTCTCCTTCGGTAACATTTGTTAGGTTTGGTTCAGTGGGGGCAATCAGTACGAACACGCTTTCGCTTGCTCTCATACCTAAGTCAGACACAAACTGCGCTGGCTCGATAAGTTTGAGCATACCGATGCGACTCCGTATCCATTCGGGGAGCGTATTGTCATCGCAAATTTCTGTCTTGTCATTATGTTGCACAAGATAATTGTTCCCACGCCGAGTGACGACAGCGCCTTTCTTACCATAGGTAACAACTTCTTTAGTTGCTCTAATAGTTTCTAGCTCTGTGTCCATCTTCGTAAACGCCTCGTGCTTCTCCATGATCAAGTCATACTCTTGCGCGGGGTATTTGTCTTTGACATACGCCATGAACGCATCGAACCCTGCACCCATGACATACTTCTTAGCCGCTCGGTACACAATGTCGTACGCCTCACTTCTCTCGCGGTTCTTACTCCACTCGGCGTTCTGCGCCACCTCTGACGCTTTGTTTCTCGACACGCTTGCCAGCTCTTGCGTATCCCTTGGGCCGAACATCTTCTTGACCTTGGCAACCGCCTTGTCCGCGCTCAGGGTCTTGTAGTAGTTCGTGCGCTCCAGCCTAGATTTAATGCGGTCGTTGCTCACGCATATGTGATACTCACGCCCCTCGTACCTGCGCGTAATAACGCCCAAGTATTCGCCGTCACACTGCACATCAAAGTGAGATAGCCATATCGAATCTGAATTGGTCAGGCTTTTGCTACCCGACCCTTCAAACCTCCACAGTGGGTACAGTACCGCCAGCTTCGCAATCACTGGCTCTAGCATAGGATGCACACGAACCTTTTCCCGTGGCACCGCGTTCGCTTGCGCGTATGCCTCCGTGGCGTTGTCCATCACCACATTGTTGAAACCCATCGAACTCATCGTTTACTCCTTACCAATTAAACTTGCTCAAGATCGCATCGACCTTGGACTTCACTTCGCTACGCGCTGTTGAGTCCTCCTTGATACTCTCAAGGTTCGCTCCGAGCATCGTCAGCTCCAACTGCTTACGCGCCTCCTCCAGCTTGGGGTCCTTGGTCACATTCAGCTTCGTCAACAACTCGCACAGCTCCAGCGGGTTGGTGATCAGGGTATCGTGGTATCGCTTCTTGCCATCGTCCCCTTCCACATCTGTGAGCTTCTCAGAGATACCCACTAGCATCGTATGCAGTCGCTCCCACGGTGCCCGCATAGCCTCGGCCAGCTTCTCGTCTTGCTGGGTCACGAACTCAGCTCGCATCTCCTCCAAGTCATTCGCTGGAATGTCCAGTCGGAAGTCACCTGCCTCGGGCACAGGCTTCACGGTGCGCCGGAACCCGAACTTCAACATAACATCTGTTATGTCTGGGTAGTCCTCCGCTTTGTACAGTCGGCCAAGATTGACCTGCGCCTCCTGCACCAGTCGTGGGTACTCCGCGAAAAAGTTCTGACACATCGTCTCGAATGTCTGCTCGTAAGCGTTCATCGTCTGCTTGTACTCCATGAACAACGCAGTCGGCAACATACGCTCGCCCTTGTCTGCCCACGGCAGTGTGCGTTGGTTGTGGTACAGGCGAATCCGTGCCGCCAACTTCTCAATGTCTTTGCGTAAGCCCGTACCTGCGAACAAGTTCTTCTTGGTTTGGGACGCGTCTCGTACTGCTGATGCGTTCGTATTCACTTGCTCCGTGGTCTCACGATCAATCTTCGTGGCAGGCCACACGCTGATGTTCAACTCAACTAATAACGCTGATGCACTGATACTCATTTCATTGCTCCTTCAAAAGTTTCAAAAATCCAATCGCTGTCTTGCGATCATCGACCCAGTCGGTTATCACCATGTACTCGTCCGCTGAGCCGTCCTCAAAAAATGAGGCCTTGACCACGGCCCACTTCCCCGCAAGGTTCAGCAGTCCGTACTCTTCCCAGTATGTGTTCGGGTCGTAGAACCACTCGATGTTTGACGCAGTTATCGCCATTCAACCTCCCGACCTGCCAGCCAGCTTCGCCATGCGGTACAGGTCGTCCCCAAGTAGCTTGGCCGCAATGGGCTGATCGTTCACATACACATGGTGCGTGTACTCGCCACCTTCGTACTTGTTCTCGTAAATTTCTGCCTTCTCAAGCAGTTGAAGAATCTGTACGGCATCCGCCGTGGGCAATACAAAGTTTTTGTACCCCAACTCAAGTACCATCATGCTCGGCCTCTCAGTCTTTGATGTGAATAGTTTTGCCATTCGGTGCCACAGCATCGTTACCTCCTACGATTACCCACAGCACAGGTGCTGGCCAGTCATTGCCCCAATCGCTACCAACATAGCCGTCAGTCAGCATGATCACGCACTCGGGTTTGATCTTCTGCTCGTTCAGATATGTCGATACACAGCTCGGGCTTGTGCCCCCGCCACCTTTCGGTTGGGTAGAGCTAACAATGTTGGCAACATCGTGCTCGGAATACTCCTCGTGCGCCGCGACTTCGCCGTCCCAATAGATCAGATCGACCTTCTCGGGTTTGACTTCCTCCGCGATGCCTTTGACTTCGGACAAGAACTCGGCCAGCTCCTTGCCGCCTACCGATCCTGAAGTATCCACACCAATGGTGAGATGGCCAACTTTCTCTCCGACCATGCTCGGCATATACATGCCTGTGCTCAGGAACCTGCGGTTGACCCTGCGCCAGCTCGATGTGTCCTTGGCACTGCAAGTAGCTTTGACAAACTCACGCAACACTTCACGCCAGTCAACTTTGGGCTCAAGCAATTCCTCAAGCTCGCGGTTAGATAGACCAGTTCCCTTGCCAGCGACTTTCTCATGCGCCATGAGGCCCTGACGGATAGCTTGGTCAATGTCGCGCTCAAGCTCTTTGACTTCATCAGCGGTCAGCCCATTGGCCTCGGCCCAATCGTGCAAGTCCATACCTTCGCCATCGCCGTCACCATCGCCGTCACCGTTCTGTTCCTTCTCCTGCTTGAGAATGTCGAACACTTGTTTGGTGCTCATGCCACGGAACCGTTCATCACACAGGCCCATCTGCTTACCCGTCATCGGCCCACTGCGGTAGATCGGCATGGTAATCGTGCGACCACTCGGGTCCAAGTCTTTGAGCATCAGGTTGATCACATAGTCCATCGCGTTGTTGGCGAGTCGTGCGTCTTCCTCATGCAGTCGTTTCCATGTAGTCATGTGGCGGTACATCTTGTGCCCTGCCTCGTGCGCCACAACAAAGTTAAGCTCTGGCTCTTTGAGTGACTGTATGAACTTGCGCCCATACCGCTCGTCTCGGCCATTGGTACACGCCGTTGGGATGTTGTCATCCACCCGTGTGCTACCGACCATCATCACGCCTGACAGCAATGCGAACTTGGGGTCGCGCATCAGGCTGATCTTTGCTTTCTGTAGTTTGCGTTCTTCTAACATTTGTTACCTCTTCATTGCCAATCTCGACCATCTTCATGGCCGCTTCATATGAATCAAACACGCCGAGAATCTCGGTCGGCCCCTCGGCCTCGTCCGCGCTTCGCATGACGAACGCTCGGCCCGTAGTCTTGAGCTTACTCATCTCGGTGTAGTAGTCACCCGGTGCGTCAGAAGGTATACCCTCCCGCCACACCCACAATCGTTTCTTACTCACGCTTCTCCTCCTCTGCTGTCAACAGCATTGACACGAACCCGAGCACGGCGTAGTAGTCGTGCCCCTCGTACAGCACCTCACGGGGCGGTGACTCGTTGATGCTTCGCCGGTGCCCCCATCGAATGAGGGTGAACTGGAACTCGGGAAACTGTTTGAAGTGCGCGAACACTTGCCGCCCGACTTGAACTTGGTAACTCCATTCGAGTTGCTTCAGCTTGCGGCACTTCCACTCCAGCTCCTCCCAGCCCAGCGGCCATTGCTCCTTCTGGATTTCTGCATAGTGCATTACACCTCCGGTGGTAGCAGTAGCTTGATCATGTTGTTCAGCTCCTTTTGTGAATCGAACTCGTGGATGCACTCGAACTTGTTGCCGTCTATGCGGAACAGCACATACTTGAATACCCCTTTGTCCGCATAGCCACCCACTGAGTAACCAGCTTTGTAGAGTCCCCGGCTGGCGGCACTGTATGTATCCACCCAGCCGTTGTCCATTTCGA